TCCAGTGCCTGATAACTCCTGCGCAAATGAAAATGTTTGTGATCATGTAAGCCGCCAAGATACAAAAACGCACCAGTGCAACCCGATCAGCAATCCGGTCGTGCTGGTGCGCCTTGTCTCCTAGGGCCTTGGCGATAACTCGCCACCAGTGCCTAAACGAGTTCGCCATCCTCCAGCTCAGATGCAATAGCCAAAAGGCATGTGCGAATCAGAGCACGATTGTGGTGCTGACGAACCGGTTGCCACCAGCGTGGCTCCGGCTCGTTTGGCCACAGACTGTCGGCTAAAAGCCGGACAGTGCTGGCCAATCCGCTTTCGACAGTCGGAGCTTCGTCATACGCCATAAGCATGGCGATAGCTAAAGCTTTAGCGCTCGTCATTCCCGGTACGCCTCCGTCGCCAAGGTGTTGATCAACCGCGTCAGATACCAGCGAGCCTTACAAAAATCCTCGTAAGGATCTTTCTTCAGCCACGCCCGACTGACGTATTTGATGACCTGCCAATGCAGACCACCAACCACAGCATCGGGAGCCGGTTTAACCCATTCCTCAATTACGTCAATAACTTCGACTTTTCCTGACGCATAGTGCGCTGGTGAGTTGACTGGATCGCTCATCCTTTGGACCCTTGAACAGCTTTGTCGCCTTGGTACCTCCCAGTGTGGGAGTAGTCCTTGCTGGGCAGCATCGTCATCCGATGGAACACGATCTGCGCAATCCGCATCCCAGGCCACAAAGCAACCGGATGCATGGAACGCGCATTTTGCAGTTCCAGCGTCAGCCGTCCGCTATAACCAGGATCTATGTATCCAGCAAGGAGATGCTCGATACCTTCCCTAGCCCGGCTCGACTTGAGCGCCAGTTGCCCAGCAATACAGTCAGGCAGCTTGAACTCCTCCAGCGTTTCAGCCAACACGAACTCATGCGGCTGGAGCATGAACGGCTTTTCCTGCGAGTGCCCAGCAATCGAAAAGGGCATCAACTGGGGAGTTGACGGCAACTCCACCAGCAAGTTCTCGCCGAGTCTCACATCGAGACTCGCGGGATTCACCAGTTCCTTATCGAAGGGAGTGACAAGCTCTCTTCGTGCCAACGTGAAGATGTCAATATCCGCCAGGATCACGCCGCAACCTCAGCGGTCTCCTGCTGGAGCACAACATGCTTCCAGGTCTTATTCCACTTGATGCAGTTGACGGTGGTTGGATGCACGCCAAACTCTTTGGCGATCTTGCCTACCGATTTTCCACCGGCAGCCAGCTGGCGCTTAATCTCCAGCACTTTGGGCTCAGTCAACACCGCCACCCCACGCCGTCCCTTGCGGCTGGACTTACGAGTCTTACTTTGAGACTTCGGCTTGTCGCTGCTGCGAACGATTTTCTCGCCAGCGGGTAGAGCAGTGGTCTGCTTGGGGTTAGTCAGATCCAGCTCAACGTGCTGGCACGTATCAAGAGCAAAACGAGCATCGTCGAGCGCCTTGATGATCTGATCGAACTGGGCTTCCGAAAGGATGTACATGTTCATTGGATGGAACGGGTGCAGTGTAGTAGGCAAGAGCGGGTCTGTGTCAATCCTGTAAATCCTCAAGCTCATCAGCAATAGCGAGGAGTTGAGTACGTATTTCGTCCCGCCCCCAAGCCTCTGGATCGCTACCTTTAAGCGGTTCATGGGGAACTACCTGGTCCGCGACAGCGCGAAGGGCGGCAGCGATGGCACTGAACTGCGGGCCGGGAACACCGTCTTCCACCCAGTCGAACTTGCTGTTGAACGACTCAAAGACTGCTCGGGCGGCGGGTGAAAGTTCACTCATCGGCACCCCAGCGGGCAGCGAGGGTTGCGATCACGCGAGCATCAGGCCCAAGTGGCTGACCACTTGCCTCCTGCATCCACTGCTGCACCAGCTCCAGCGGGGGATTGATCGGATGGTTGTTGTCAGTCATTGAGTTGCTCCAGTGCGCGGCAAGCTGTCGGTGGAATTGGGAGGAGGGGCACTCCACACCGTATGTAACTCGTCGCAGGCATTTTTCAGTCTTTGCGTATCAAACCAGTAGTCAAATAATGTCTCATAGGTGTTGGCGTTAACCTCTCGGATTATGAGTGTTTTCTGGCCTTTGGGGTATTTAGCCATCGAGTTGCTCCAGTGCGCGGCGGATGATGTTCTCGTGGACGGCATCAAGTCGGTCAGACGCATCGTCTAGAAGAGCCAGCGCCTGCTCCTTCAAGCTCGGCGGCTTGGGGCGGCGGGCGGCGCGGAGTCTTTCGATCCAGCCAGCATCAAGGAATCTTGCATTGGCGAGCATCCACTTACAGCACGCCTCCAGCTCCTGATCAGCGCCCCAGCGGGCGGCTTGGGTGGCAATGAAAGTTACAAGTCCTTCGTGTTTAACCTTGGCATCAATCCAAGCTTCGTTCCATTGATCTACTAATTCTTCTGGTGGAGTAATCGGGTGTTCTTGAGTCATTGTTAAACCTCGTAGTGTGTAGATCTATCCGTTTTCGAGTTCCAGCTTGATCGCAGCTTGGAAATAACCAGCGACTTTTAGCCGGCGGTAAGCCGGCCCAGCCTCCTCGGACTGCTTGTTCTCGATGTTGTCGTACTCATGCCGCGCCTCCTGGAGCGCAGCCATAGTGTCGACGTTGAGAAGGTGCAGCTCCGAGTCCGAAAGCTCGGAAAGCTTGTCCAAATAGATGGTCCGCCCGTTCAAAAGGTACGAACGGTAAAACGGCACCATTGAATTTTCAGTCATCAGCCGAAATAAAGTTTGCGTCGTTCATCGACCCAAGCATCGTAAGCAGCCCGGTCGGAAAACATGTGCTTGAACACATCTGGTACTTCCGTGCTGGCAGGCCGAGGCTGCTTGCGCATCTCGTACATGTCGTGCCAGTTGTAGCCGCGTGACTGCCTGTAGTAGTCCTCGTGTGCGTCGTAGTTCATGCGAAAAAATTGGGATCCTGCTGCCTCAACCGGGTGAGATCCGTGAGTCTCAACTTGAGAATCTCGTGGATGGCCAGCTTGGCTAAGCGGGTGGAACTGATGGTGTCGCTGGTGGCGAACACGTAAATCATGTGGCGGTAAAGCTGGGTCAGAGTTTTGATCCTGACCCAGTGCGTATCCCCCGGAATGGGTTCTAAGCCGACTTCCCAGTCGTCGTAGTCGTCGGCGTTACGAAGTTCGCGGGATTCAGTCGTACCAATCAGACGTGTCGATTGGAGTCCAGTCATCGACTCGCTCGGTGAGCATGGCCCGGAGTTGAGCATCGGTGGCTGGAATCAAATCTTCATCTGAAAAGTAGAGGGTGCCTCGGCACAAGGCAGGCCCCCATTCGGGCGGGTCAAGTTCTGTCTGCGGATAGACCAGAACAGCGTCATCAACAACGGCATCGACAACGAGATGGTCGCCTTCAAATCGCAGCTCCTCAATGTCCAGTACCTTCACTTGACCTCCTGAGCAGTCTGGGGAATCAGATCACCATCAAGCACCTGATCCCAGGTCATTTTGATGAACTGCTCCATCTCAACCAAGCGCTGGAGCTGTAGTTCCTCGTAGTTGGTGTTCCAACCGTAGCCCTTGGCTTCATCGACTCGCTGCTGAACGCGGATACGCGCCCAACCAAGGGCGAAGTACCACGAGAACAGGCTGGAGCGGTCGAGATTGACGTTGACAATTTCCATTTGTAATTCAGTAGTAAGTGCGCCCGTCTCTCCGGGCGTGCCCTTAGCGTTACACAAAAACAGCCCAGCGTCAAGGCCGGGCTGTCGCATTTCGTTACATTCGCGTTAGGTAGACAGTGACTGCCAGCATCCCCAGCAGCCACGTCAACCCGAACACGATCACTGGCGGGATCACACTGGTACCCCTAGTTCCTCTGGCTGGTACTGCGTCAGCACGCAGACGTCCGCGCCTTGCTTGAGGGCCGTGCCAACGACGTAGTGGAACTGATCTTGGGCGTCGTCGGACTCCTCGATCTTGTACTCCTCCACCTCGTAGGCCATGCCCTTGCGATACCAGGAGACCCGGATCACGGCCATCAGCTCAAACGGAATGTCGCCAACGGTGTACCCCAGGATCGGCTTCCTGGGACGCTTTGGCTGGGGCGGTTCAGGCTTGGCCACGGGATCTCTCCAAAAAGCCCATGCGACGACGCGCATGAGCCCTAGGAAAAAGTTAGGCGGGGTAAACATGCCCATCAGTCCCACATCCGTGCGGCTTCCTGCATCAGCTGCGCCAGCTCCTCCGGCGAGCGTTCTTCCCTTGGGGATACCTCCAAAACGTGTCCAACTGGGGCAGATCCGTTGGTATCACTGGGAAAAGCAGCTGGACAAGGGGTAGGGGTGTCCAGGTGGTTGTCCAGCCGCTCCAAGCGAGCTGGACACGAGCTGGACACCTCAGGGGGTTGTCCAGCTGTACTTTCCAGTTCCTCACTGGGTTTTGCCCCAGTTGGACAACTATTTAGAGACTTTTCACGCGAGATCAAAGCTTGGTACGCAGGCATGGGAGAACCACCCCCCTTGTTGGGACGTGTTTCAGCCACCCAAACCAAACCACGAGACACCAAGCGCTGGGTCGCCTTGGTAATTCCGGCAACGCTTCCACCACAGAGAGGATCAGCAGCCAGCTCTGAGCGGGTCACAGAGCGCGGATAGGCCGCCCTGATGCGCTGGAGCACCCGATCCACCACAGAAGCCGGTTCAGCGTCACCTGCGTCCGTCTCTACGTAGTCCGTTAACGAGAACGTCAGATCGTTCTCCAGCTTCATCAGCAGCTTGCTGCCATCCCGCCCAGCCCTGGATTTCTCAACAGTGATCAGACGGGCATTGGAGCCGGTCTGAGCCACCTGCTGGGGCGTAGGCCGCCGCAATCCCCACACCTCATCCACAGCGTCTCTGATGGCGGTAGAGCCTCGGAAGCCACCGGTTTTGTTGGCGTGGTGGATCAGCAGGATCGTGCAGGCGGGGAAGGTCCGTCCGTTGTTGTTCGCCAGCCAGTAGATCGGGCTCGCAAACTCTTTTTTGTTTTCGTCAAACGCCGAACCCCTGCTGCAACCCGTTATCGAGTCAATGATCACAAGTTTTGGTGTGTGTTTTTCAATCAGCTGCTTAAAGCGGTAGTACCAGTTCAGATCCCAACCCATCACAACGGTCACCGGATCTGATGGCCGAAACTCCAGATCCCGCAGTTGCTGCTGGACCTGCACTTCGCTTTGATCGCCGTTCAGGATGAGCACAGGCCCCGCTTCAACCGGAACCAAGTCCCCACGCACAGAAAACGGAATCCCACGCGCCACATGCTTGGCAAGCGTCCAAGCGGACATAGATTTTCCATCACCACCAGCGCCGTGGATCATCACGGTGCCTGGGCACGGCAGCAGATCGGGAATTAGATACTCAAACTTCAGATCCTTCTCCAGCAACCTGTTCAACGTCATCTCATCGTCCTGCTGCTCGTACTGCATTTGGGCGATCAAGATGCGCTCAAGCGCCCCGGCGTCACGGTATCCGCCTTCCAATGCCAACACGTTCATGGCATGGGATGCCTCAGCCGTATTGCGCATTTCTTGGATCGCTTTGGCCCGTTTAATCAGCTCGGCATAGGAAATAGTTACCTGTCTAAAGCGGGTGACGTTATCGCCCTCAGCAGTCTCAACAACCTTCCGCAGATCCTCCGAAAGCCAAAGCCGCCCCGGCATCTGCTGGTCCGCCATCCAGAAGAGCGTCCCAAGACTCACCGGCCCCTTCCGAAAGGACTTCCACGCTGGTTCGCAGGGGTTCCCTTCAGCCCAATCCTGTGAAAATTCGGGGTCTTCTGCAGACCAAGCCGACCAAAGCGTCAAACCAAGGTCAGTCGGCAACTCCGAGTGGATCGCCATCCCCACCTTGACCCAGTGATCGCGGCTGCCAGCGCCCTGCCCTGGGATGACCTTCAACGCGGACTGAATGATCTCAGCCACCTCAGCCGGGTCTCGATCCGAGAAATCCAGCGCCTTGCGATTGCGAATGAAGC